GTCTTTCTTCTTGATGTTCACCTTGTCGCGAATGCGCCTCGATAGTTCCGACTTGCTGGTCTTCAGCGTGTCGTTAATCGCACCCGCAATCGCTTTCGGTACACCGCCCTTGACGTTGGCCAGCAGCTGCTTGGCTTTGGTGTCATCGATTGCGATGGATAGGTCCATTTACTTGACCTCGATATAGGTCAGGCCGCCCTTCACAATCGCCGTACCACCGATGGCGCGTTGGCACATCTCACCACCTTTGCGAATCGCGTATTCCAACTTGTCGCCGTTGTTCACTTCACTGGCCAAAATGCCGGTGACTGCGTTATTGCGGACCTTGGCTACCGTCGAGGGTGACAATGCACCCGGCACGGCAGACAAGCGTTGCAACGGTTCCCGCACGATGATGGCCGTGATCTCTCGCGGCCGACCGTCGCGCGGGATGTAAACCACGCTCTCCCCGAACTGGTCGAGGAGAGGTGGTGCAGCAGCCTCTTGAAACAGGTCGTCAAAGGCGGTCATTACGTGGTGACGTTGCTCAATAAATGGCCGCACTGAAGGTACAGCACCTTCTCGTTGGTTTCGTGTCGCACGCGGGTTACGTCGCCGCGCACGGTTTCGTCTCGATAGCTCTCGACAGTCCCCATGACTTGGCTGCCGTCCTCGGACCAGTGAAACGTGCGACCGATGCACGGTTCTTTGATGTCGTTTGTGGTGGCAATGCGGCAGACCATCGCGTATTCATCCGACCAAATTTGCGTCGGTGTTGCGGTCTGACCCTCGTTAGCGCTGTTCTTGCTTGATCCGCCAACAATGATGTGATCAAGATCGAACACGGCCGCGAGCATTTGCTCGGTAATGTCGGTCGGCTTGCTTGGATTACCCGCACCGGCCGACTCGATCCGGTCGATGATCTGCGCGCTGTTGCGGAGATTGCGGAACACGCGGCGATTGATAACTAGCGCGTTGGGCCATAGGCCCGTACCGTCGTAGACCTTCCGAACGGCTGCCTCAACATCCGTAACCGGAACAGCGTTTGTCGCGTCGTCCCACTCGTTCGTGATGCCGGTCGTAAGTCCCGCGCCGGTCCACGTCGTGGCGTTGAAAATCAGCGATGCCACTCGGATTTCGGCATTGCGCAACACTGCGTCAAAAGCCCGCTGCGCGGCAATCAACTCGGCGTCGAAGTAATCGCTGTAAAGCGTTGATTCCCGATCGTCCACCGGCTCTTCCGCACCATTCTCTTTGGTTGCGAACGCCACGTCGTCGAACGTCCAGTTGCCACGGCTGTAGCCACCGCCGGGCGCGCGCTTGGTTTCGCGCGATTGCAGTAGTTGCTCGATTGGTATGATGCCAAACGTGCCGGACGCTTTGGCAACCTCAATGACCGGCAAGATTCGATTTGCGATGAATCCGGCGCGGTCCATCGCCAGATCGAATTCCATAAAGCTACCGGCAATGTCCGGTCGCAACGTAGCCAGGCTTCCAGATGGGGCAGGCATAAATCATAAACCTTCTCTCCGATCAGGTTCATGTGTAGTAAAAGCCGGGGTTTTGGTGGCCACCGCCACCCCAGCCGATCGGATTCAAAACTAGGCCGCAGCCGTATCGCCGGCGTTGTTGTAAAGCATTTCGATAATGTCATCTTCGGCAGTCGCCGCCTCCATTGCGGTGCCCTCCAGGTAGCCCGTCGCTTCGGCGGTGTCCTGCACCTCGCCAGCCGCCTCGCTATACAGTGCAGCACCAGCAGCGACAGCCTCTTTGACTCGCACTTTGTGCGTGCCAGCCGCACTACGCAGCTTGACCGACACCAAATCACCGGCAGCCAGTGCGGCGGCGGTTTGCAGCGTGCCGATGCTGCGATCGACTAACGCAGCCAGCGTAATCTTGCCGTCGCTGTCGAGCTTGACTCGCGAGTACAATGTGATCGCTTCGTCGGCCTCGAAAGTCTTAAAGCCGCTGTCATTTCGTTGACTCATGGCAAACATTTCCTTTTGTTAGTGTTCGTGATTCCCGCCGCGTTCGCCTTAAGCGCGGCCATGCGACGAGTTGTGTGCGGTAACCATTTGCTCGCGCAATTCGGGGTTCGCTTTGGCAGCGGCCCGAGTGGCTTTAGCATTGTTCATTCCCTGCTTGACGAATCCCTGCACCGATTCATTCCATGCTGCGATAGGATTCGCCACCTCAGCTTTGGGGGCCGTCGTGCCGCTGCCCAAGGATTCGACGCCCGGCTTTACTGCGGTTGCTTTGGCATCAACCGTCGCATTATTGGCAAGCTCGATGCGTTTGTTTTGCTCGCCCATCCAGGCGACTTGAGCGGCCGGCAAGGTGGCCTTGACCTCAAGCTGCGAGCAAAGGAACGCAGCATCAGAACCAATGCAGCCGGCTTTGAGCTCATCAAAACTGGCAGCTTGTGGAACGACAGGAGCAGTGGTTTCAGGCATGGTCTTAACCTCGTTAGGTTTGGGGTCGCTGGACATTGCCAGCAATTCTTTGAATCTGTCCGGCGTATTGTGAAACGCCGTCACGTCAAACGCGGCGGCGATGCTAACTTTCTCAGTCACCTCATCAACAAAACCCAAGGCCTTTGCCTCTTGCGCGTCAAGCCAAGTTTCTTTGCTCATCATCACCGACAGTGCTTCAGCGGTTTGCTTGCTCTTGCCCGCGTAGGTGTTGATGATGTTCGCCTTTACTTTGTCAAGCATTTCAGCCGTGCGCCGCATGTCTTCCGCGTTGCCGGCCCGCACGCTCGACATCGGATCGTGAATCATTAAAAACGCATTCGCGGCCATCTTCACGGTTTTACCGGCCATCGCGATTACGCTGGCGGCCGAAAGCGCTGCACCGTCGATATGCACCGTTACGTTAGCGGGATGATTCAATAGCGTGTTGTAAATTGCATTGGCCTCGAAGACCGAACCACCCGGCGAATTGATCCGCACATTGATGTTCGTGATCCCCTTACCAAGTCCCTTTAGTTGTTCGGCAAACGCCTTGGCAGTGATCCCTTCGGACCAGAAGTCCGAACCGATCTGCTCATAAACCAGCACGTCAGCCGTGTCGCCACTGGCTCGCATGGTGATCCTATTTAGGTCGCTCAAGTTACTCATCGGCGTCCTCATCTTCAGTGTCGTCATCCTCGTTGCCATCTTGTTCCGACTCTTCCGTTTGCTCATCGGCTGGCGGTTCTTCTTGCTTGTCAGGTTCTGTTGGTTTAGGTGCGGACTTCTCCAGCTTCGCCGCCGCGCCAGTTAGCGCTAGGCATTCGTGCCAGTCCACCGCTACACCAAACTCCACTTCAATCGCCTGTGCCTCTTTGATGGCAGCACGAATCCGATAGCCGTTGTCTTCGACCTGCTCAGTTGTCATGGTCTGAAAATCAAACCCACGCTCAGCCGCTTTACGTCGCGGGCTGTTTAGCAGCTTTTCGAGCTGTAGTGCATCGCCTTGAGCGTCCTTGTTCGGTTCAATGTACGGCCATGCCGGAACATTCCAGCGGTGTGCGAACACCATCGGCCCCAGCTTCTCTGCCAATGCTCGCACTTCTGGATTTGTTGCGATCCACTGCCGCAGCTTCCAGCGGTATATCGGCCCGTGGAATCGCCTCATCAGCCATTTCTGATTGCGGCGAAACCCTCTGCGGGCCTCATCTAACGCCCCTCGATAACCGCTAAAATTTGTTTCCTTCGCGTCCATCAGCACCAACACCAACGGCATGCCCAGGTTGATTCCAATCAACGTTAGCATCAGTCGCACATGGTCAAAGAATTCTGCATTGGGCACATTTGGGGAAAAGCCCGTGAGCTTCTCGCCCGGCCGACCGCGAATGTCCATACCGGGCGCGATGCCTGTGATTCGTCGCGTCGTACCGTCCGATTGAGTTTCGTCGTAGCTCGCGCCGGTGGCCGGATCGTCGACCGATGGCAATCCGCCACCCGGCCGGCCGGCCGCCATTTCGCGGAAGATCGCAAAGCAGCTCACCGTCTGCTGCTGCACCATCTTGGCGAAGTTAATATCCTCAAACATTCCAGCCGGATTGAAGACCGGCGCGAGTGCCGAAACGCCTCGCGTCTGGCTCACCCGCTTGGGATTATAAATGTGCAACACGTTTCTGTTGCCGTCTTTATCCCGCGCGTCGTAAGGCTTGATGTCTCCGACTTTGGTGAGCGCGCGGCTCGGGTCGATGTCGTCTTTCGTCAACCAATACTGGAGTCGTCTGCGTTGAGCATCCAAAAGGATTCCATGCACCACGTTCTGCTTAGTGTTGCTTGGCGTTCGCAGTCGATGTGCCTCGACGATTTCGATCGGCCCTTCCCGCAACGGCAACGCCAAACAATCTCCATCCACCATCGCTTGACGGGGGATCAGCATTTCCATTTCGTTGAACGTAAGTTCGCCGGCAACGTCACATTGCTCCGGGTCAGTAGCGAATTCATCCCATAATTTCCAAAGAACATTGTCGGCATTTGCGTTGCCCGTTTGCGGGTCCAACGTAAAGCCATCCTGCACCACGTTCATTATGGCGCGGTCGATCGTCTGACCAATTACCACGTCGTTGCGATCCATGTCCCGCGCTTGCTCAAGCATGCGCAGGTAGTCCGATTCACTACGGTAGTGGTAATCCGCGCCGCTGCCGCTTGAACTAACGCCCGTTCGCAGCCGTCGATAACGGCTACTCTTTGCCGCGTCGTAATCATTTCGCAGACCTTGAAACTCATCGGCTAGCGACAAGCCCGGCTCTCGCACGCGGCGTCCACGCATTAGCGAAAGCCCTCATTCATCGAGAAGTGCCGGACCGCACCAGCACCACTGCCGCCCCTATGAATCGCATACTCGCGCGCGTTGTCGCGAATCACGGCGACCTGCTCAGCGTTCAGGTTGATGCTGTGACCTTCGGCGCTCATCGCGTTAGGTCGCTTCAACAGCCACGTGTTGCATGCCTCGACTACAGCCCACGCCAATGCCGCGCTACCCGTTCGCTCGTAGCCAAGGCTGGTAACAATCTCAGCCTCGATTTCCGTGATAGTGCTTAGCGCCGTGATACTCATGCTCGAATCATAAAAGAGATTCGTGCGATCAACGGCAACTATCCGCTTCGGTGTTTCGGAAGATTACTCCGCACCTACTGAGATTTGGTCTAGCAGATACTTCAAAACGTCGCACGACCGGCGCACCGGCTTACCGTCTGACAGAGTCGCACCACCGTGATCTAGGGCGATAAACACCCGCTTAAGGGTCTTCGCTTGCTCGCGCGTCAACTGCGTTTCAACGTGCCGTGCCGCGTAACTGCTTTCGGGAAAGTCCGCCAGCGGCACTTCAAGCATGGCCGTTTGGCCAACAACATCCAACTTCGTTTTACGATCTTTCATAAATGTAGCCATTCCTTGCTTATCGCTCCGTGATTAAAAACGGCCGGCCGTCCGGCGTGGTAAATCGTTCGTGGTTGTTTTGTTGCTGTGCAACCGGAGTGCGTGCCTGCTCATGCGTCATTAATCGCACGTCGCACATTTCCGCCGCTGCACAGCACATATACATGCAGTCGAGCCAGTGATTGTTTTTATTGTTCTTCCTCCAGTACGACTTCTGCCCCTTCACGCCTTCGATGAATTCCGTGGTCCAGATTTCCGAAACAATGTGTCGGCTAAACGAATGATGGTCGTTACTCTGCGCAGGCTTCCATAGTGACAACGAGCCAGCGCGAATTTGCATTTCGTCATTCAGGCATGGCGTGAGCCATCTCTCGTGACAGAAGTGCTTCCAATGATCGGCGTCCATGTTGTAAAGCCACAGTCCATGATCTTTCTGTTTGCTCGCGTCCCAGTAGTCACCGACGAGTCGCTCATCGTCTTTCGGCGTGGGTCGTCGATAGGAACCAACGCCCTTGGATGCCATGTAGGGTGTGCCACCTACTTGCTTTAGGAATTCATAAACCGCCGATTGTGTAGTACCGTCGCCCGAATCAACTAGCACTAAATCAAGTGCCCGCACTTCACCGCCCTGCATGCAGTACGGACTCGCCAACACATCTTCGCGCCACCGTAGTAATGCGTTGAGAATCTTACGCTCGATTGCTTGGTGACTATCCGTCGCGGCGGCGTGCGGCTCCGCAACGCCATAATCGATAACCATGCCAGCCGCGCCATCTAACCAGGCCGTTACCGCCCAATGACAGCCATGTTTACCAATGTCGATAGCCGCCGTGAGCGCCTTCGTGGCAACCGGGCATACTCGCCGTGGCCAACCGCTGAGCCGCGAGGCAACCAATGTGGCGTTAATCCCGCTCTCCTGTGGCCCCGACTCTTCTGGCGGGTCGTTCTGACACTCGGTCAGGAAGCTATCCATCCCCTTATCGGCGATGTAGTCGTAGCAGTTCTGCAGCGCCGATACCTGTGTTGGGGAACCATCGGGCAACAGCGTTTCGTTAAAATCCCATTCGTTTGCAAGTTCTGCTTCGCGGTGCATCTCGGCATGGTTATCGAGCAAGAACTTGTGGGCCACTCGGCAGAACTTGTCGACCGGCCGTCCTGATTCACCAAAAGTCTGTTGACCCTCTTGCCGCTTCGCGATGTACTGTTCCCACAAATCCAATCTCGCTGGCCATTTGTCAATTTTTTGCAACCGAACCCCAGACCAACTCGGCTTCTGCGATGGGTCCGAATACTTATATGCCACCGACTGACGAGACGGGATTGTGCAAAGCATCACGCAGCCAAATGGCTCGCCCGGTCCACCGAGGCCGGCAATGTTTTCGTCGATGTTCGTTTCGATCTTCGCGGCGATGCTTCCCCCATCAGCCGATGCCAATGAGTCTCTATCGTCCAAGTCGTCGAGCATCACAAATCTGGGTCGCACGTCATAAAGGTTGAAGCCTTGGATTTCATTGCTGGTGATGCCAACCGACGCGAGCATGCCAGACATGCAATCTTCATCCTCGTAGCTCGGCAGAATCAGGTGGCTCGCCCCCCACTCAACGAACACCTCCCGACCGTTTGCTGTAACGTTGTTACAACGCGCAGGGGCAGGCGAGACATAGCGAGCAATGACACACTCCAACGGGTAATCCTCGAACAATGGATCGCCCGGCCGGCATCGCAACTGTTGCTTGATCGCATCCAGGCTAACGATGGCCTTTTTGCCGGTTGAGTTAATAATCAGCGATAGCGGGACATAGGGCTTTAACCGACCATCTCGCTGCTGTTTCTGCATCGCGTACTTCATAGTCAGGTAACGAGCAATCGTGGTCTTGCCGCCACGGCGCGGGGCCGCAAAGCATTTCGTCAGACCATACGCCAAGGCGTCACCAATCTCGCTAATCATCAACTTCTGCTGCGAAGTAAATGGCCGCGTGAACACTTTGCGGGCATAGACGCGAAGCCAATCCTGATCGTCAGCCTCGCAAGCGTTCCTACGAACCCAATCTTTGACTTCAGGAACTTTCTGGTCACGATCGCCAGCCCGCTTTCTCGCCATGCGGTCAGCATCGTAGCTCGCATGCGTGCTAACCGTAGCCATAGTAAGTTCACTTCGTTGCGTCAAAAAATTGAACGTTTTTTGTGAGGGTAATCAAAAACCCCCTTTTCAGCCAGTTTGGCAGATACATGCAGAATGGTAAGTTGTTGATACATATAGACTTACGTACTTCAATACCAAG